CCTCCGGGCTGATTGACACGCTGCCGTTCAGCCACCGATGGACCTTGCCGGTCGAGATGGTAATCAGTTCCACATCATAGGTGTAAGCCGCTACGTCAGAATACTGCACGCCGTCCCGTTTGCCACTACACTACGATATTACAGAAATCGCCCGCTGCAAGGGCTTCAGTTGCGGGCAGCGATGCATTATCTGCACCTACACCAGTCGGAAGAAAGCTAGGGTTGAGTTTTCCATTCTCATCCGCAGCAATAACTTCTCCTGCACTTCCAGCACCCGCTGAAGTATCAATTGACGGAATGAGATGCTGTACACCATTTACCAGAGTAATAAACTTTTTAGCCGTGTTATTTTTCCTCCCTTATAATAATACTATAGGCGACTCCATTTGAATAAACAACGATGTTGCAGCTTCTGCTAATCCCATTTTCTGTGCGAACGCCATTCCTTCTGGATCAAGAACAAATTCGCCTCCCGGGCCCAAATAATAACGCTGTCCAGGAGTGAGGTCCCACGAATCTTTCGTAACGGTTCCGCTACGTTTAACTCGTACTATCTCACCAGTGACAGCGTCATTTAAGGCTATACCAACTACTCTGCCAGCATGAGAAATATTCTCAGCTGTCGCAGGTAGTACTGTATTTGTAGCTGTGAGGAAAACTGGTTGCCCCAAGTTAAGAGCACCTACGCCACAAAAGTAATCAGTGGGAGCATCCGTAGCCCCTGATTCACCACGAAGACCAGGTACACCAGGATTTCCTTCTTTACCAGGAGGTCCTTGTTCTCCCGGAGGACCTGAATCACCTTTTTCTCCTTTAGAACCAGAAACTCCGAGATTGCCGGGCTTGCCTTGAGGTCCGCGAGGTAGATAAGTTACTGTTACGGCAGTAGTCTTATTATTAGCAACAACTTCTACATCAGCCATTATTTAGGTACCTCCGGAATTACACTTATGAATCCATGAAGTAGTTTAGCCGTTGTTGTTTCTTCTTGTGTAACATTACCATTAGCATCTAATACAGGATTGCCATCTACACCCAATACGTCTTCTAATACGAAGATTTCCAAATCATATAGATAACGCGATGGTTCTGTAAAATTAGATCCTGAAGTAGGTATGGTAGAAGTCTCTGCTGCAGTAAGTGTCAATACTACTTCTCCATCCAATGGATTGTCAATAGTAGCAATAGGAACTGCTACTACGGGTGAAGAAGTACTAGCTGTTTTACGTATCTGACAACGAGCATTCCAGCCAGTAAGATCAGTAGGAGTGCCATCTACTTGGTTAGTAGTTAGCAGCACGTACCAATCGGAGCCCTTTTCCATTATAAGATCTGCTCGTCCAGATGCCATACTATAGACCCCCCTATATTATATATTATACTACACCCTTATAAAAAAATCAACACTTTTGGCTTAAATAGTAATTATTACTAATTAGGACCCGTGCACCTGGGCCCCTTTAAGTCGTGCAAATAATTGGGTAGTAAGTACTACTTGGTGCCTCTGTACTGCTTAGTACTGATAGAGCCAGTAATGATACACGTATTTCACCAGTAGACTGAGTAATTACTTCTGTTTGAATTTGTGTAACTGCATATGTATTGCAAGTGCTTTACCTCCAAAACGACCTGCTGGAAATGATGCTCCAGTAGCACCAACTATTGCAGCATCTATTAGAAATACATTACTATAAATATCAAATCCCTCAAATAATATAAGTGACATTTATCTCACTCCTGTCAAAGATAATGATACATTTGCAAGAGTAGCATCGATAGAAGCAGGCGCCAATATCTTAAGTATGTCACCTGCCGCTAAAGTAATTTCTGCTGTAAAAGTAAACGTAACAACACCTGCAGTACTTATAGAAGCCGTACCTATTTCTGTATTGTTTTGTAATATAGATAATACGGCAGTGGCTGCAGGATTAATACCTATATCAGCAACAGATCCAGTAAGCGATGCAGGTAATACTATTTCACGTATCATTTTCAGTTTCGCAAGTATTTGCGAAGCAGTATACGTACCTGGAAAAAACATTGTGAAATCTACCGGAGTACTACCGATTTCTGCTACATTTAATAAAGTACGTACTTGTGCGGCAGTCAAATCAGAAGGATCACCCGTACCTGCAGCCACACGTCCTTTAATAGTACCTGTGACCATATTAGCTAAATAGGTATTAGTAACCATATCTGCAGACAATCCAGCAGGACCTGTTGCACCTGTTGCACCTGTTGCACCAGTAGCTCCAGTAGGCCCTTGTGCTCCTACAGAAATATTCCAACCAGTAGAACCATAAGCATAATCAGCATCATCAGCCACACTGTAGAATTTCATACCTAAAAAAGGAGAGTAATAAAACCAGCCACTGAGATAATAAGCCATAGAATCAGCATGAGACGCCCATACGCCTGAAGGGGAACTGCCGACAATCCAAGCCTGTCCAGATGTAGGCGCGATTGGCGGAGTGTTTTGCATAGCTTGTACTACTGGCTGAACAAAAATATCCAGTATGTTCAACGCCTCATTATGAGCTAATTCTTTTTGCGCCTGTGCCACTGCAAGGTATGGAAGAGCTATTCTCGTAGTATAATTACTGCTCATTACATCTCTCTCCTTTTATATTGTAATTTCTTTTACTATTCCGCGACCTATTACTGTATCCATCTGGTATATACGTATCATAACCTCATCAGGACTAGAACCAAAATCCGCTGTTTGATTTGCTACTGTATATACATATGTAGTAGCTGCAGTTACTGTTACTTCTCTTACAACCGTACTTTCTGACATTATTTCAACTGTATACACTTCCGGACTAGTAAGAGTAACATCAATATAGTCGGACCAAGTAGAACCGACTCTACTACGAGGTACCCATGAAATAGTCAACTCGCCTGTATCATCTCTTACGCCTTTTACCTGACACACTGACCAATTTCTATAAGATCTTCCAGTACTTGTAAATGTCTTATCGGAATAAAGATTACTAGTTATAGCTTTTGTGTAGGGGCCGAATTTATAATTTCGTATGACATTTCTGTCAGTAGTTGGTATAGGCATTCGCTCTAACGAAGAAAATATCAACAGCACAAATCTATCAGTTACTGTATGCGTTCCTATCTGATCATCTGTACCACCACAACCACGTAGCAATCCCGAAAGTACATATACTTTTTCTGCAATTAATGTAGCCGTTCTAAATTGAATAATCTCATTGCCGATTATTGCTAAGTTATATCCAGCATATACTTCTTCTTTCGTATGACTAGATAACGTACCGTTTATCAGTGTAACAGTTACAGTGTTACCTTCATCAAAGAAGTATACAGGTCCTGAATTGAGAAGAGTATTAGTAGCACCAATAGTAGCATTGACATCATTCTCTGCAGCCCATGGCCAAGTAGTACCACCGTCATAGGTGCGTAAAGTATTTGCACCATAGAAAACTACAGCGCCTGCTGCTACATAGGCAAAATCATAATCCGTACTGGTATCACCTGGTAAGCGACAAATATCCATTATCTCATGATAAACAGTAGTAGGTTGTAATGCCGGTGTTTGTACTACACTTGTATCCACAATACGTGCGGCTGTAGTAGTTGTGTAAGAAGTAATCCCTGTAATAGTATCTACAGTTTTTACAATTCCTCCTGCAGTTGTATATGCCGTTGCACCTGAGAACACTGCTGTTATTTTGAATATGCCGGGCCCTCCAAAAGATGTTTTGACTATCATCAATAAATGAACACTGCCATCATTAAGCGTAACTTCAATAGGATTACCAGGAATTAGATACGCATATCGTAAAGATAAAGCAGCTTCAAAAGTACTACGAGAAGACCACTGTTCAAATAGTCGTAATTCTGCTACACTCTTAGCATCAGCATCTTCCATTACAATGGGTACTGTAATCTTTTGCTCTTCTTTACTAACCGTATTAATACGATATGCAGGCATACCTCCTAATTGATAATCGCCATCTTTAGCAATATACTCTAACCAAAGAGATGCAGGTAATTCACGTTCATATTTCCTAGTAATTGTATATGGATCTTCTGATGCCGACGACTCATACGCTCCTAGTTCAGAATCAGTAATTTTTACTACATTTTTAGTAAGATTTCGTTTTTTGAATGCTACTTTACCGTTCGTCTCTACGCCATCAAACAAATACACAAGAGACAATGGTTCTATACGCTCTCTAAACGATTTATTACCATCAATATACATACCAGAAATAGTAATATCACAAATAGCAGGATCTGTAACATCAATATCATCAACGGTTAAACCAGCATCAAGACTTATATCGCTCAGGATTTCATTAAGCTTATTACTTTTATTGGACTTAATTTCGAATGATAATGATGGAATACGATTACCCATAGGACTTACATTTAAATCATGAAAAACTATGTAGCATAATCCTCTATACCCAGGTACATTACCTACACCTAAAATACCTTCAGTATAAGTATCTGGCATTTGAGTTTCTGTACCCTCATAAAAAGTATAGGCTATATCAGTCATATCAAATATTTTACCATCAGCCCAAACTTTTTGTAAAGATTTATCAAACGAACAAGGACCTTGCGCCAATCCCACAGCAAAAGTAATGGAGTACGTATATGATTTAACCTTAGCACCTCCACCACCTTTTCCACCGCTGCTGGCAGATTCTGTTTTTGTATGCTCAGTATAATCAGTACCCCAAATAATATTACCTGCGATACGAGTAGTACCATATACAATAGGAATAGGAGCGCCAAAAGTAGACGTCTGAATTTTTAGGTCATCCATCCTTGGACCTTCTTGATCTGGAGTTTTAGGAGCAAAAAGTAGCATATCGATAAAACCAGCACCTGTCATGATTAAAGAACTAATGAGCCATGCAGCTGGACCCAAGATGGGACTCGCGGCTAATACTGCGCCGATTATCAGAGTTGCCATTAATCAATTACCTCCGGATGCCGCATAACTTTACGAATATGCTTCGTCCAAAAATCATCCAAACGAGTCTCGACTACCTTACCAATATCTGCCCACGAATGAATAAACGTCGTAGGAGTAGCAAGTATCCCACAATGATGTGCAGGACCTTTACCGAAACCAAACAAGATAAGATCTCCTGGGAGCATTTCCTCTTTAGGTATTTCTTTGGTATACATTGCCATGTTATTATACAGCTGTTCTTCTTTTTTGAAAAGATGCCATGTAGCCGGATAATCTACATTTTCAATGTATTTTTCTCCTGTAAGATTACCTAAAGTACCGCGAAGTAATCCTACACAATCACAAGCTACCCCTTTGAGACTGGCCTGATGCTGCCATTTAGTACCTATCCATGTACGGGCTTCATTTATAATAGCTTGCCTTGTAATCATTATTGATTACCTCCATCATTATTATTATTATTAGCAGCAGGAGGTCTAACACAATCACACATCGAACCAAGAGCCCCAAATATTAAAATTACATTAGCAGCATCAATACCCTCACCTGCTCTACAAACAATCTGAAAAGTACTATTTAAAGGCTGATCAGTCAGTAATGTCCTTGCAGGTGCTTGCCAGTAATCAGCACCATAAATTTGTACTTTAGTCCAAGCACCAGTAGTTGAGCAATGCTGCCACGTACTTGTAGCTTCTGATTCTGCCGCTCCTATATTAACTGATGCAAGTACATTACTTGATCCTATATAAGAATTATTTAGTCCCATAGTATATTGTTGCCCTCCCTCTAAAAAATATGTCAAAGAAGGTACCCATATAATATAGGCCAATTTTGTAGGATCTGTTACAACAGCTGCTGCTATTTGTATAGTAACTACTGTACAGGTTTGATCAGTATGTTGTATAACACCATTCGTATCAGTATATGAGTAAGTATTAGCTCCGCCTGTACTAGATATTAAGGGATAAGTTACAGCACTTGTACCAGAAGTATTAGTAGTAGTATTACCGGAACCTGCGGACGGATATGAGGTCATATAGTCGTTACCTGGTACATAGGGTTCTGCTCTGAAATTTATATAATTTCCCCTTGCTTGACAAGTAGTAAAATTACCATCACATCCGGCAATCACTGTAAAAGTGTCGCCTACAGCTGGAACCCAAATGGGGGGCGTGAACGGCTGAATTATTCCTCCAGAAGTAGTTAGCGTATAATATTTTACTTCTATTTTTAGTCCATTGTTTTTTCCTGATGTCCAGGTAAGTATACCATAGTTAAAAAACGTAGTAGCTTGTGACAAGTAAGTCTCAATATTTCCGTCAGTATATATCTCAGACACTGAACTAGAAGCAGTATATGCAGTAACATCTGCCTGACACTTACTATCGCCAAAATGCGCTCTGCATATCTTTTGATAAATCTTACCTGCTTTAGCCTGATACGCGTCCAGGAGCCCGCGCAAATCCGCAGTGAATGATTGCTTACTGTGTTTTACTTCTCCTAGCATACCGCGTCGTACAATCAAAGGCAGCTTACCTAAATCTGCCCAATTAAGAATATATACCCAAACTTCTGCCATATCATAACGACCGGACATTAGATCATGAGAAGTAATTCTATCACTGTTAAGGAACCCTTGTACTTCTAAATTATCTACTGCCATATTATTACTTGTTTCTACTGCTGAGGGTACGAAACCTGTCGCAGCTTCATATAACACATTGTTGTATGTTATATTTTTGTCATGGCTAGTAAATCCCATTTCAGTACCATCTGTCAATTTCAAATACCAGCACCATGCAGGGTGCACTACTGGATCATTGAGCCATTCTTTAGCAGTAACAGCAGGCATAAATCTCTCCTCCTACATTAGTCAGCTAATTTTACTTCATTCAGCGTAATGCGGGTAAAGTGCCCGTGTAAAGATAAGCGGTTCTATTCAAGCATGGCGCAAACGTACCAGATTGTATATTTTTGCCCGGCGTATAAAGTTCCCACGTACCATCTTCCGGATTAATTGCCCACGCTTTGCCATTCCCGCTACCAAACACGGTACAGCCGCTGTTATACCCTGTATTTCCATCCGGGACTGCAAACGTACTTTGGCCAATTTCTATCCCGTATTCGGTATATATCCATTCTCCCCCCCATCCATCTGAGCGAGCTTTGAATACCTGCGTTATTGTGATGTCGTTAACAAGTGTTCTCGTTTTAGTCGGGAAGGCATTAATGCTTGATTCAGTATACTCTCCTGTCTGCGAATTTCGAATTTTATTTCTAACATACAGCCATTCCCCTAACAAACTACGCATCCAATATCCCTGTCTGATAACGATGTCCGCTGCTGAATAATCGTTGTACTGGTCGCCCGTCAGATATATTGTGTTTGTCCACCGTTGCGGCGAGATGTTGGTTAGTGTGGCCACGTAACCCGGAAGTGCCAGCGCGTCCATTTGAGCAGAATAATCCACCGTTCTAAAAAGCTGTGTATTGTGGAAACAAAGCAGCTTGACAACCCAAGGCCGGTGTTGTGTAGAGTTGTTATAATAACCCGTGCCTTGTATTAATACCCACCACGCAACTTCGCCGTTTTCAATCTTCGCATCCTGCACAACCTGATAATACGCATCTGCTTCTACATTTGTGCGAACGCCGTTATGCTCCAGTATTTCGCCACTCCACAAAATGAAATAATCGTTCCCCTCCGCGACAAAAAAAGTTACTTGATATGGATAATCCGTTGGTGAACTATAAGGCGGCGTGATTTGAACTTCAGTTGTTAAGCTTGATGTAAAACTGCGAGTCACCAGCCAAAACTGCTGTATCTCTTCATAGTAGCCATCGGACTCAATTTCAACAGTCCGCTGCTCTAAAAACAACAATACACCGGTATTAGTATTACCGGAACCTGCGGACGGGTCAGCTAATTTTACTTCATTCAGCGTAATGCCGCTCCAGGAATAGGAATCCCAATCATCAATAGAGGCAGGCATCTCATCAATATCAAATCTGACAGGTACATCAAATTCACAATCAATAGATATTATCTCTCCTACTGTAGGTATATAATCTGCTGTTATTTTACCTGTAGTATAGTCTACTGTGTAATACTGTGCACCTGCTACTACTCCGTCAAGATATAATACTACAGTACCTGCTACAGGTTTCTTTATTATACGCTTCGTATAATAAGCAGTATTGATATCAATATAATATTTTGCAATTTGTAAGCCGTTCATATTTGTAGCAGCGTCACCTGTCATCAACCAGCCACCAGTAATTTTGTAATCGGTAAAATCTCGAAAACGAAAACCCGTTGCCTTACCTTTTCTTAACCTGAAAAAAGCAATTAGCATATTTAATTGTGCTTGACTTTTTACTGCATGTGTGACATTAAATGCGTAAACAGGATCTGCCCAATTTTGTGTTCTTTGCTCATTACCAGAACTTACACAAACTATACCAGTATTGAAACGTGGTCCTCCTGAAACTCCTTTAGATATTGCTGCAGGAAATAATGCTTCATGAAAAGGTAATGCTTCAACATCAACATCGGGTATAATAGTATCCATTATCATAATGTTATACCTCTCTTACTTCAATAAGAGTAATACCATTCCAAGAGAAACAATCGAAATCTTCAACCACAATATCCATGTTATCCATATTGAATCGTACAGGTACATCAAATTCAAAGTCGGCTGATATAATATCGCCATCGAGAATTTCAAACCCTAAAGTAATTAATCCATTAGAGTTAATATAATATACACTACCTGTAGCTACTTTTACAGAATTGACATATAATACGATAGTATCCATTATCGGACGACTAATAATTCGAGTATCAGTATAACCATTGTCGTCAATATATGTCTTGACTAGTTGTCCTTGAATATCTGGTCCTGTAAACAAGTACTGCCCTTTTACACTATAATCCATCCAATCATGAAAACGAAAACCATACGCTTTACCTTTTCGTGCCAAGAAGAAATTACGTAGTATATCCATCTCTGCTTGACTTTTTATAGTGTGTGCTACTTGATACGAACAACGAGCCTGTGCCCAGATAGGTAAACGAGATTCTCCTCCCGTAACAGTTTTAACTATTCCTGTACTATATCCTGGACCGCCAATAGCGCCCCAGGATAGTTCTTTAGGAAATTGTACGTCATGGAATCCTAGTACAGTAGCCATTACATATTTCTCCTTCCTTGCATCAAGGCTCTGGTCATATCTGCTGTAATCTGTCCTTTACTTTGTCGGAAAGATTCTGCGTTTTGAGTGTGTATATGCATTACTATCGACGGGGAATTGCTTGTAGAAGCAGGAGCAGAAGATGCGCCGTTCGCCTGGAAGAGATTGGCTGTTTGCGACTGTGATGTCACTAATCCGCCGTCAGCAAAGCGTGGCAATTTATTAGAAAGAATCAATCCTTTATTCAGACGTTGGAAGAAATCTACTCCGTAAGTATCAACAGATGCTGCTCTTACAATAAACTCTCCATTGGCTACTCGTGCTAATATGGAATCGCTAGTACCTGTACCTGGACCTTTGATTAAACCACCTTCAGCATACTGTCCAAAAATACCAGATATACCACCAGAAGTATTACCCTGAAGGAAGGATCCTTTACCACTAGAAGCAGTAGCTCCTCCACCAAATCCTATTCCCTTCAGAATAGAAGAAGTTGCTTTCCAGGCCAGCTCCTGCAGCATCATTTGGAGAATATATTTAACCACATTTAGTGCCATTGATTTAAAGGCCTCTACTACGGATTTAGAACCATCAATGATACTCATGAAAGAATCTGCCATACTAGTAGCCATTACTTCATGTAACCCTGCTGTATTAATCCACGCAGCTCCTGATATGGAGAATCCGCTGACTTCCTTGTTCAAATCAGCGTATTGTCCCTTGAGAGTTGCAATGGCATTGGTGAGTGCGATTACTTTGCTTATATCTCTATTAGGAGAAGCATTCTCTTGATTTAGCTGCGTTTGTTGTGATTCCCATTGTGCTTGCCATGTTTGCAGTTGCGGTTGTGCATCTTTTTGTCTCTGTGCATTATCTACTGCATTGCCCCCAGTAGGCCCGCCTTTCCAGTTCTTCAGTTTACGATTAGCTTCGGCTAATGAGTAATCACCTTTAGCCATTGCAACAAACATTTCCAGAGAACTTATTTTGAGATCATTTACCTTGTTCTTAGTTTCTTCCAGTGTCTTCTGTAACGCGATGTATTCTTTGTCATTGATAGTCTTACCCGCTACCGTCAGTAGATTAGTCATTGCATTTTCTAATACTCTGATAGTAGCAGCATATTCATCGTTGGCAAATACTTTATCTAACTCAGCTTTAAGCTGTGCAAAAGATTTTCCATAACTCTTACGTAATACTTCATTAGTACCCTTTTCCAAAGCAGCTGCGGATGTTTCAGCAGTTGTTATAGCACTAGTAACATTAGCAGTAGCTGCAGCATTTTGTGATACGGTAGTAAAGCCTTTTAACGCACTGGGGCCCCCTTCAGTAAGTTGCTGCCTATTCTCTTTGATGAAGTCTAGAATTGTACGAAGTACCGCTCTAGCCTCTGGATTGCTTTTTGCCTCAAGTTCATATTTCTTAACCAATTCCGCAAGTATTTCCGGATATGCCTCAATAGGTTTAGTTTTCTGTAGATTTGCCCAACGCTCGAAATCTGCCTGAGAAGGAGCAGATATGGCTTTATACTCAGAAGCTTTAATAGGAGTAGGCGATGCTTTTTCTGCTTTGTCCAGGAAAGTAAGCGTAGACATAATATCTTCAATGTGTTTATCAATAAGCTCATAATAAGCCTTCTCAATAGCCATTGTCTTTTGTGTTTCAGCATTGAATATTTGTTCCCCTAATTTTTCAAATGCTCCTTGCGTATTCAATGTTTCAGATATTTGTTGTATACCCAAAGCATTAGATCCTAATGAGTTAAGAGCTAACAAACGATCTAATATCAGCCTATTGATACCTGTTGATTTATCTGTTACATTAGCAACTGTAGGACTAACTTCTTTCGGCCTAATACCTAGTCTAGCCATTACTGCAGCAACTTCTGCATCAATACGTGCCATGCCATTACCCGCCGACATGGGGCCCCCTAAACCTGCTTTTGCTACTGCTATTAAACCTTGTTTAACAGCTTCCTTCTCTGCTGTAGGAGCGCCATATACGTCTTGGTTAAATTGTGCTGCAGATCCTGTCTTAGGCATTGATAGTAATTCTGCCCAATTATCTACACGTACATCTAAATGCGCTCCTCCCCAAGCAGGAGCATTTGCTGGATCTTTATACTGTTTACGTGCATCTTCGGGATTTAATTCATTCAATACAGTAAGACCCATATCGGTGAATGCTTTAATCATTTTCTGTGCTTCAACCCATTCAGGTGAACCTGCTCTGACCTCTTTACCATACCAGCTAGCATTTTGAAGATCGAATGCTAATCCTCCGCCATGAGCACCAGGATCTCCTGTACGATTAGTACTCGTAACTGTTGTTTGTCCTGGTTGATTAATACTTAACCAGTTCATTACCCGCTGAAAATCTAACAGGATAGAGCTGTTTACTTGACCATATACGCCATCTTCTTGTGCGTTATATCTACCTGGCATCCAACCTACTTTATACTGACCTACATTTTTCTGTGTAAGATCAACCAAATCCCCCATGCTTGTAGCTCTAACTTTTTGTTTAGTTACATCAGTGTTTGCATTTTTAATGGCATCACGTACTGTAGTAACCATATTATTGAGTAGCAATCTCATCTCATTAATAATGAGTCCTTGCTTCTGTCTCGCAGCTGCAATATCCAAATCAATATTAGCTAATTCAATTGCTAATTTCTTAGCTACATAATCAGCTGAGGAAATACCACGAGCGGAGTATAATCTTTCTAACCGTTGCAGTATAAGCTCATTGCTCTTCTTTGCAATTGATACTTCCATGTCAATACGGTTACTGTGATACTCAGAAATTGCTTTCCGAATTGCTTCGATTTCTGGTTGCTTAACAGTGGCATTTTTAGCTTCGATACCAGCAAGTGTAGCTGCTTTATCTCTAGCTAACTTACCGATGTTAAACAGTGCTTGTATCTCAGCGGTTACTGCTTCAATCTTAGCTCTAACTGCCTGTACAGCATCAGATTCTCCTACAGTAACATTACCAACATATTCGCCTCTATTGATAATATCGCTGATATCAAGATCTGGCGACGCGACTAAAGGAGCACCTAAAGCTAGTAATTGCTTCTCGAGAGCCTCTTTAACAACTTTTTGTCGCTCGATATCCATTGCAACTTCTTTTTCATATAGGGCGGTAAGTTCGGTGGTGAGCTTTTCTTTATCAATATTACCTACGCGGAACGTCTCTAACAGTTCTTTACGCTTGTCATCAATAAGAACTATCTCTCGTTGATAGGTTTCGTAGAGACTACCAATCTCTCCAGCATCTTCACCTTCGAGAGGGCTATCATACTTTTTACGCATTGCAGTAAAGTTTGCTATAGAAGGAGCTTTTTCTGTAGGTAAAGCACTACCATAACCGCTCTTACTTAAATAATATGCAATCGCGCCTGTAGCAATTACTGCTAATATTATTGGAAGAGCAACACTAGCAATACCAGCAGCGCCGCCAAAAGCAGCTAATATGCCCGCACCTAATCCTCCGCCGGCTACAAGAGCACGTGCTCCTGCTATACCAGTACCAGCGGCAGCTGCAGGTGCTACAGTACTTATTACCTGGCCTGCGGAGCCTAATATTACTCTAGAAGCAGCACCGGCAACAGCAGCACCGGCAACAGCAGTAGTACCTGTAGTTGCAGTTCCTCCAGCAAGTGTTTGTGCAATTGATGCAGCGTATGCAGCCGCTTTAATTTCTTGATACATTGCTACAATTGCTTTACCTGCTGCAGGAAGAGCTACCATTATTTTCCTAATACCGAACCAGTAAATAAGTACTGCTGCTAATTGAGAAGTACCAGAACCAGGTAACCAATCTGATACTTTACTTACTATTTTAAAAGCATTGTATAGAACTTCAAGTACATTAATAGCATCTCTACATACTTTTATAAAAGTACGTATTGCCTCTTGCATTTTTGTTATAAAAGTAGTATTGAATTCAGGAGAAGCACCTTTTCTGAAAGCGTCAAAGTTTGTAATCATTTCTTTCAAGAGGAAATCGAGCACAGGCTTTGCCGTATTAATCAACGGAGCCACGCCTTCAGCTGAAAGGCGTTTGAAAGCGTCAACAGTCATGTTTACTTTTCCGTCAAGAGTATCAAATACGGCAGATTGTCCAGCAGCGAAACCAGACATCCGTTCCATAAGCATTTCAAATACCGTTCCAGATGCACGGGCCTGATTGACAATCGCGTCAGTCAAACCTAACTGCGTAGCAAGAACGGAACTCTGTATCTGAATACCGCCCTGCATCATATCTCGAACTTCTTGAATGAACTGTGTATCAGGTAATCCAATTTGCTTAATAGCAGAGGCTGCAACTGTAGATAATCTGATAATTTGTTCGAGTGACATATTAGAACCGAGACCTGCACCTACGACACCTTGAATGAGCTTTTGTAGTTCAATTGCATCTAGTCCAAAACGAAGAGCATTATCTGTCACTTCTTTAGATAAATCAGCGGCCATATTCATTGATTGAACCCATGTAAGTGACTGACCATTCAACTTAGTCATTGACATCAGTATGGCAGCAAATCCTACATTAGTAGTCTCAATTAATCTTGCATATGTCAATCCCGGCATTACAAGACTTTGGAATGCTACTTGTATACGACTAATCATATACCAAGCAGCTCCTAAAGCAGTAGCTGCACGAATCATAGAACTGAAGAATCCTCTTGTCTTCTCCTGTGCACCAGTGGCATGCTCGCCGAATACTTCTTTATTAATATTAGCAATTTTAGTTAGTGTATCTCTATAGGCTTCTGCTTGTCGCATTAGTGCAGGATACCCAGCAGATCCTTTAGGAGTAGTAGTCATTACCTGGTCCATGATATCTTTTAACCCAGTAGTAGCAGACATTTTCATTGCCTGTATAGGACCAGCCATCATCATTTTCTGAGAATTTGCAGCGGTATTTTTTATTCCCATTGCCTGATTTATCTGTGCCTGTAGACTACCTAAAGCAGACTGTGGATTTGCAAGAGCATTCTTAATAGCAGTATACATCTCTGTAAACTGTCCAGCAGAATATTCTCCCATTATCTTGGTAATTTCTGCCTGAGATTGCTTCTGTAAATCGTTTATCTTTGCATCTAATGGCCTACCAGAACCAAGAGGTGCAGGTTTACGTAACCTTAAAGCTTCGTAAGCTATTTGAATATTATTAGTTTGTTCAGGTTTTTCTCCTGCATATACGCTACTGAGCTTTTTCTCCAGCGTATTTTTTATCATCATATACGCTTGAGCGTCCGCTTCTATCCATAAACTTCTTTCCCACGCAGTATCACGCTGTGTCATAGGTGTCTTGCTTATGAGTTTCAGTTTATCAAAGATAGCATGACTTAATCCTGCTTCAATATCTTGTAAACTACGTTTATTATCTGCAGTGCTAGGATCAGAAGTAGCAGCCATGTTTACGTACTGCATTAAACGTGCATTGACTAATCCGACAGAACTTGCTATTTTATCTTCCTGTGCTGCTTTTGCTTGATAGGTTCCGGGAGCATTTCCTTTACCATAAAATGCTTGTTTCTTTGCCTCTTCTAACTGTTTTATAGCTGCTGCATATGCAGGAGACTCCATATCACCTTTAGCAACTAAATTTGTTATTAAAGCACGTGCAGTAGATATACGCTTATTATAGAGACCAAACATTGTTTCAAAAACGGTGTCGAGTGTATTAAGAGCTTTGACCAGCTTATTATACTCAGCAGAATCTACAGGAGCTTTACCAAGATCTTGTAACAGTCCTAGGCGTTCTTGTTCAAGCCCTTTCTTTTCCGCCGAACGATATTGCTCAGTTGTTAACGGCATTTTGGTACGTTTATTAAGAGCTGTAAGCTCCATATTTAAGCGTACAGATTCTACACTTGCTGTAGGAGCAGACGCTAGAGCATTATTCATTGATTTCTTAATCATTGCCATCGCTGTAGCATTCGCTTCTCGTTGAAGAGCCTGCATCAGTCCTGGATCTTCCATTTGTTGTGCAGTATATTTTTTGATTTCTAATACTCTAGCTAATTCTAAATCAGATATAGCCTTTTCAATACTCTGCAATTCTCCTGCAGTACCACCAGTAGTAACAGCACGAGTATAATCAGCAGTATAAGCTAATTTAGCAGCTTCTATATCTTGTAAAGTAACTCTTTGTTTTTCTCTATCAGAGGCGCCTCCGCCTGGAGGGGCTCCGCGACGTGTACGCTTCAGTTCTTCCCTGGTGTCTATTAAAGACTTTTCATATACTTTATCAGCATCTGTACCAGTAGCTATTGCACGATGTATCTTTAACAACTCTTTAATACTAGCTAACCGTACATCAATGGAATCAACATACTGTGATAACTCTTTATCGATGCTATCTAATTGTGCAGTCAATTCGGCCCGTTCGCCTGGAGACGCCTTTCGGGTCTGGCGAAGAATTTGCTCTTTTTTAGCTTTCAGGTCACGTACGGCTATCTTCTCTTTGCCTTCAGGTGTAGCGCCGAGTATGGCATCTGTTGCTTCCTGTTTAGCTGACAATACTTCTATGTATTGTTTATGTAGTAGACTTAATCGCTCATTAGCCGAATCAAGAGTACTTATACCCTTTGCTTGATAGTCGGCTAAAATTGCACTATCGGCAGGTACACCTTTTTTAATAGCATACTTTACGCCACTTTTCAGACCTTCTTGAGCAATCTTTATTTGACTAGTCAATCTTACTATAGCATCACGTATAGATTTCTCATTACGCACTGCATTTTCCATAGCTGCAGGGTTTATAATACCTGTACGCCCTGTCTCATCCAGTTCCTTAAATGCTAGTAGTTGAGAATCCATTACTACACGATGGTCAAGTAATGTTTTAACCTGCATTACCTCGGCCTTAGCATCTGCCAATAAATCCTGAGTTCTACCAATAGCAGCTTTATTAGCTTCAACTATTTTAGGATTCCAAGCAGCTTCTGAATCAGGAGGAGGAGTAGCATATTCTACTGCTTTAGCCTTTAATTCGTCTAAGCTAGCAGTGATATCTCGTACCATTGCTTCCAATTCAGTTACTTTAGCGCCTATGGTTGCTTTGTCATTCTTATAGAAAGTGGCAGTAGTTCGCTGGTCTTCAAATGCAACACGTTGACCTATATCATCTTTTGCATAAAGACGTTCTTGCATATTGTTTGCTTCAATAGTAAACTGACTAGCTTGCTGAAATATATCACTGTCTTCTACTCGATGAGTAGTACGTTCTTTTCTACCCAATAATGAATATACCGCATTGGCGTACAGTTTAGATTGGAATTGTTCCATGTCGCCTTTTTCACGTTGGAATCCTGCGTTGACTAAAGGCATATTATCCAGTAGCTTACGTGCGTCTACCGCGAAGGGTGTTTTCATTGCTCCAGATAATGCAGTAGTTAACGTATCCTGGAACTGACGGAACGCCAGATGCATCATCGTAGCGGCACGTGTTTCCATTTTACTTCTGACATCATCAGTAATTGCCGGATTTGCTTGCGCTACAGGGCCGCCCAAATATTTTTCCATACGTTGTTGATATTTAGCAGCTTGCTGTACTGTTGCCATAGAAGCAATCAGATTCTGCTGTGCTGCGGGAGAAATATTGGTCTCCATCTTACCTAATTTAGTAACCATTTTCTTGAAGTCCAGTGTTTGCTTACCAAGTTGAGAAATAATCATATTAGCATTGTCTGCTAGTATAGATTTTTGCAGACTAGATAGCATGTCCGCAGAAACTGCTCCTGTAGCTACACCGCTTTCAGTAAGAGCAGCAGATCCTTTAACTTGTGCAGCTAATGCTTTGATATCTTTTAAAGCATATGTTTCTGCAGGTAATGCAGCACGTGTACCGGTCCATCCTTTAGGAGTAGATAAGCTTACGTCATTGATACTACGCGCATCGCGAATCATGTCAAACATTCTATCTATAATATTGTCATAAGGCTGTTGCAGCGATGGGAAGTTTTTAGTTTTTGGTACTGTGATCGATGCAGCTTCTGCAATTTGCTTATCAAACGGTATTGTCTGTTTCTTTATTTGTGCCAGTACATCTTGTACAGCTGCACTATCGTAATCGGCACCGCTCAGTAACATTTCTCTGAACTGTGTGTTCAGCTTATTGATCAGCATAGCAGTAGATTTCATATTTTCCAAACGATTGGTGAATTGTAAATACTCAGAAGCCGCTCCTTTTCTAGAAGCCGTACTCTTTTCGGCATTCATATATACACTGATGGATTTTAATTCATCAATTACTTTCAGTATCGCATTAGCTTTATCTGAGATCTTTTCTACCGTAGGCTCAAAAAGCTTCATCTCATTAGGCACCATAGACGCTGATAATTTCAATGATTGAAATTGCTTAATAATTTTCTTAGGATCGGCAGAACTCCTGTCAATCTGTCCTACCAAAGAACCAGGAGAAAATTGTGCCTGTATATGTTTAAAAGACTCTAAAAAGGTAGGCGTAACATTTCCTTGCCTGCCTTCCTTCTGAGCCTGCATATATATGTTTATCTGATTTTCTAATTGTTTAATAAGATTAGCGGGGCTTAAACCACTATCAGTACCAATTACACCACCAGCAAGTTTAATTGCCTGTGCTGGTAAATCTCTTGCAGCTGCAATTCGTTGTTGTGCCGTTAGTGCTGCAAGTGCAGCATCAGGTAAAGCATTATTTTTTATCTGCTCAGCAAGTATAGGAGCATTTACGAAAGACATCATTGCGGGACGAGTTATTTTTTCTTTTATTCGTGGATCTGCTTGATTGGCTCCGCCTATTTTACTAGACTCTTTATAGAAGTTGGTTACTAGTGTTTGAGACATCCGTACGCCTAGGTCGACTAACTGCTTAACTACCTGGTCAACTACTTTATCTACGTCTGCAGGATTTACACCCGCATTTTTATATTTAGTAGTAAGCTCAGCTCTGAGCTCTTTCATCATACCAGCATAAATACTTACTGCAGCTTCAGCATCCCAGTTACCATAGTCAATAGTTGTAGGCTTTAAGAACTTCTGTCCTTTATTAGTAGTCTGTGATACTCCCGAGTCTTTAACAACTGCTTTTGCGCCTCCTTTTTTATACTCATCAGCGGCATACCTTTCTGCTAGTTGTTGCAAATCTAGCGGCTTTGCTGTAGCTTCGCTTCGTATAATATTACTAAAAGTATTCAAATTCAACGGCTTATTCTGAACTTGGAAACCGTTTTGTATCATCTGGTATACGTCATAGGCAATATTATTACCGACAAGTAGTAAGTTCGGATCATTCAAAAGTTTCTGGAGCATAGGTAACTGTGTAGCCATTTTCTGCGACAGCTTACCTCTGTCAGTCATGTGAAGTATATCAGTCATCGTACCTTCTACGCCAGGTGCTGCCGTTTGAATAGAACGTGTCATCCACGCGTCGCTTGCAACTTTAGGAGCTACGCCAGGATCATCATAGAGGTACTTTTTCTTATTTGTTTCGGTATCGAGAGAATATACTCCTTGTTGTGCGGCTTTTAGCTCTTCCAAAGCAGTAACCAGTCTTAAAGTAGCTGCTTCCGATTGAGCAGTAGTAATTGCATATTTTTGTTGATGTGCTATATAGTTATCGGTAGCTCCCATGGGCTTAGTTGCTGGCTGTTCAGGATCCCATGTAGGAAGTTCTTCTATAGGATATACATCAGCAATAGTACTTTTACGTGCTGTATCTCGCATAATGCGTTGGTTTGTTTTAGTCCTGCTATATCTACGCAAAGCGGCGTTAATTCGAAGCGTCTCGCGTTTTTCAAGTAATGCTTGCTCTTCTGCAAAATCTTTTGCTGCTTGAGCATCATCTATCTTCTGTTGCTCTGTCATTGCCTTACGGCGTTCTTCAGCGTCCTTACGAAGCTCTTCTTTTTCTTCGGGTGTAAACACTCTTCCTATAAGCTCTTTTCTACGCAATGTAGAAGGAGGGGTAACAGTCATGCCAAAAGCTTCATCTAAACGCTCTCCGGGTTTAAATAAAGCCAATCTAGCAGCTTCTTTATCATCGTCTTCTTGCTTTTTACGCCGACGCTGCGCTGCTAATCGCTGTTCGAGATTAATATTATCTAATACACGTTGCCGCTCAACAGCAGCTTTCTTCTCTATATCAAGTAGTCTATCTGACTCTACTTTGGTAGCTTTCGCAATTTCTTGTGACTCTTGTAATTTCTTTTGCTCATATGTTTTACGTAGTGCTTCATACGCTTTCGGATCCCGAGCAATAGCAGCTTCATCCATTTTAGCTTTAATTGCTTCTATTTCGAGAGTAACTTTTAACGTAGGCGCATTAGCTACTGCCTCAGCTGCCGCCGCTTTAATTGCCGCTAACTGCTCGTCTACTTTTGCTTTAGTTGCTTTTACTTCTTCTTTATTAGCAGCGTCATTTATTTTCTTTTTAGAACTAGCTACTTGCTTTGCCGAGTTAAGTACAGCAGGTGTAATATCTGTATAGGCAGCATCAGAGAGCAGTTTCTTCAACTGCGCAATTGCAGGCTCCATATCTTTCAAATTCAACAGGAAGTCGGCCGGGTTTTTAAAATCTGGTAAAGCTGCTTTAATCGCAGAAGCTTTACCTACTTGTTTGTCATCCCGAAACTTTTTTAATATCGATGCACTATGCTGCTCAATAACTCCTAAACCTTCATTAAGAGCTTTAATCAACTCTGCAGATAGTCCGCTAGTAGATGACTCTACTGCTTTTGATAATGCAGGTAACGCGGCTAATACTTTTTTAATGTTTAGATCCGCATTTAGTACTACTTTTATTTCCTTGTCGCCCTTTTTCGCCATTTTGAAATACCCCCTAAACTATATAGAAAACAACCCTATCAAACTATAAAAATAGGGTTGTTACACCTCCGCACGCGTATTCCTCATTGCGTCAGTTAGCTTAATTACTCCGTCATGACTACCTTGTGCTCCTATGAAAGTTTGTTCTATCACATCGGCACCTTTTATCTGGTCTGCTATCTTTGCTTCTTTATAAAATAGCTTAATTTGTGCTAAAGTATAAACATTGATGATATCAGACCAGCTATGCCCGGATGCTATTAGTTTGTGGATAACGGCTCCCCACCTAAAGGGATCTGAAGCTGCTGTTTTAAGCCTTTGGGTAGCTTTAACTGCTGGAGCATTGGGCCCAGCCGCTTCGTAAAAAAATCTTTATTTATTTCCCATACCTTTACTAAAAGTAAAATTCCTTCGTCCGGCTGTAACTCTTCAACCCAAACTAACGGTTTATTGGCAGCAATGGCTAGTATTTCAAAAATAACGCCGCCGCCGTGTTCCATCATTGAGGCGAGTACAATAGCAGTCGCAGGATCTTCTAGGTTAATGTCGCCCTCTTCGGTGATAAGACCTTCTGGAAGTGACATTACTATTTGTATGAGGTGACTTGCTTGTTTAATTACTTTTGGAATCTTACCGAATGGAAAGGGTTTGATTTCAATTGTTTCACCGTTAAGGGTGATTTCTCTGTTCGGAAATAGAACTTGTAAATCGCCAGTTTCGAACATGTTGCACTCTCCTCTCTCCTGAAAACGCGCGTTCACCTGGAAGCAATTAGACCAGCGCGGGAGGTAATTCTACTATGTCCCAAAATCCTGTAGTACCATCTAGCATCTTACCAGAATGGTCCAGAGCTTCAAACTCAATTGATACTGAAGCAAAATCCTCTCCGATAAAGCTTACAGGACCAGTTGAGGTATTTAATGTTGATTTAACAGTTACCATATATGCAGGACCAGTTGTAGGGTCTCCAATAAAAGTAAGTCTTCCTGGGTTAGGATCACTAGAAGCTATTGATATTTGATTGATAACGGCTGCGGGTATATCATAAGAGATATACAAACTAGTATTTGCCACCATGGTTGATGTTGTCGGAATGTATAAGAAGCCTGCACGAGCATGATATACGTAATCCCTCCCTGCGACGTAATGAGTAGCTCCTGCATACACATCTATTAAACGCGTGCCAAATACTCTATGCCTTATCATGATGTCATTTGTATCATAAAGACCAATCCATGTACCTTTAACTACTGTGTAAGGAAGAGTAACAGAATTTGTAGACGCTGCTTGTACATGTGACGAATCTACTCCACCAGCCAAAAAGCCTGCTAAGTTAACAGCAGACATATCATCCATCGTTACAGAGCCTTTTACTTTGAAACCAACTATTTTGTATCTTGGTAAATCAGTAATTGCTGTACGAATATAGGGAATCTCTTTACTTATTACTTCGACTTGCAAAGAAAAAGCAGAGCAGTGTCCCAAATGCCGAGTCGTACCTTCGACGCCTAAGTTATCATACATTGCATAGTAGACTTCTCCTGCACCTAAAAGTAGATTATCGGCACTTGGAACAGCTGCCATCTGCTTAAACCTCCTACTATTTCGCCCGGTAAGTGTTTTACTTCTTAGGTAAGTTTGATCAGGCGGTACATAGGATCATCGGGATGGGCAATGGAGTCGTCCTGGATTTCGAGATCCAGAACGAAGTTTTTGAAGTCGTCGGAGATCAGGCCGATTTCAGCTTCCGGCTGAACGGAACAATTCCAGGCTTCCAGTTCGTATTTCGGACCGGAGGTCGGATCGCCGATGAAGCGAACCAGGCCTTCGATTTTACCAGTGGCTGCGCCGACAATCTTCGGGTACGTTTCAGCAGCGGAAGTGTATGCAATTTTGCAAGCTTCGCCTTCAACAATAGAAGCGGTATTGGTAGAGATAATCTTGATACGGCCGGTGACGAGATCCACTTCGTAATTGCTGGCCGGAACAGTGACGTCTGCAGCATCTTTGACAACAATGCCGCTCGAAGCAATATTACGATTTGCCAATTTGGTCCAACGGCCGAGGTGGGCGGTAAAAGTTTCGGCAGTAACAGTGGCGCTAGCTTGGGTGATTACGCCGGTTTCGCCGAGCAGTGCGAGGGACAGGTTTTCGACATCATATTCATCAAGCGTAATTTTGCCGGTCGCTTTAATGGTTTTGATGGTGGATTTGTACAAGCGCTTCGCGGATTGCATTGAGGAGAATTTCTCGACTTTCTCGATGGTCGTGTTGACCGTGAAGTCCGTACAGTTACCGAGATGACGCTCACCTGTTTTATTGCCGGAGGCATCTTTGCGATCAAAGTAGACTACGCCGGCACCAAGCATAAGATTCTCAGCTGACGGGGTTGCAGTGGTTGCAATAGCCATTTTGTGTACCTACCTTTCAAATTTATTAGGAACGACGCCATTCTACAAGAATAAACGCCTGACTTGCGCATAAGGGTCGATTGGCTTCTCCATCGCCGCGAAAAGAGCTTATCGATATGACTGCAGCTACTCCTGTTCTTGCGACCGTTAACTTTGACCACGCATCCAAGTAATCACAGAATTTTTCTTCAATCACTGCCAGCTTCTCGTAAGCTTCCTGAGGATTAGTTTCCGTAGCTTTTTCCCAAATTTCCACAATGATGACACAAGTGCCTTTGCGGTTCTGGTGAAAATCTACATTGGTTTCTTTTCCTCTGATAAAGTACATCGCGGGAAATGTATTAGGCTTTTTACCTGTAGCACCAATAGAGCAATACAACGTAGAGTCTTGGTCTGCTATATAGTTTTTCAGGTCTTTCAAAAGCACTAACCACATATCCTTAACTCCTAAACAAATCGATCGATGGAGACCATTTACCGGAGGTACTGTCGCCCGTTATCATTGAAGGAGTAATTCGATCTGCAAGTTCAATGACTTTCTTAGAATACATCTTATGCTTGTAAGCATACACATCTATTCCATCCATTAATCGATTGCCCATTCCGATATTGAGCTCTGACCGTCGAGCGTAGGCCACTGCAAGCACGAACTCTTTCACTGTCAGATGGAGGGGAGTTGCAATAACGTCTACAGTAAGCGCAAATCTGTTGATGACGAGCGTTTCCAACTCAGTAGATGCAAATACATAATCTGCCATAAGCATCGTATCCTTTAGGACTTCATCTTCTACATCATCTTCGGAAATGTATACAGTAGTTGCCATTGAAATTAATCCTCCTCACTAACATAAGCATCCGTAATTGCATCGACCATATCCTGTTCGGAAAACTGGGCTTCTTGTCCCGGGTTGTATACGCGAGATGCAAAACGCCTTACTCCGTTATCTTCCCAAGACAGGATGTTATTTGTAGGTGACTCCACAATAAATCCAGAAGCATCAGGACCATGTTCACCAGTACCTGTGAGCAGAAACGATAACGGTACGCCTAAATCGATTTCCAATTGAGCCCCCATTGAGTACTCGAATGCCTGCATTGCTACCCTACTATGCTCTGCAGAAGCAAACTGTGTAAAAAATCCATCGAGTGTACGAGTAGCTTGTTCGATAAAATCTAACGGTACTTCTCGTACTACTTCCCGCAATTCCTGCTCAAGGTATTGTTGAAACTCGATCATCGCCGTACACCCTTACTTAAGGAGTGGCAATGTAACGGAATGCGAGTTGAGGATCGAGCGTCTTAACGCCGTACAAACAATCCAGCGACACACGCAGTTCACTGGAATCCGCATCGTACCAAACTTTGGAACGAAGCGACAAGTCATTGAAGCTCAATGTGTTCATGCGGACACCGAGGCTGTTACCCAGCTCGGACAGAGGAGCCATAGCCAATGCGAAGGCGTTCCGGTGGAAGCCC